CCGGTGGCCCGTCAAAAACGTGTCGTTCGCCCCGGATCACGCCGAAAACTTTTTTCGGGTGCGTGACAAATACAACGCCGAAAAAAATGACCTGCCTTTCGATTTGACGAACACGCAATTCCTCGCCATCGTCCTACAGAAATTTGAAAAAAACCTTTGGGGTAAATAATGGAAGCCACCGTACTGCTCAAAGTCCTTGAAGAAACCGACAGGTGCACCCTGTCCTTCGACATGGACGACTTCGACTTCCTATGGCACACCGCCAGCGCGGCCTTCTACTGGGAAGAAAGACACGAAGGCCGCTTTGAAGAGTCCATGGACCAAGAACCACCGACCACGGCCCAGAAAGGCTGGAACATGTACTGGGTGGACGAAAGGATCAGTGCGCTGGTTGCGTACAAGATCGCTCTCTCCGCCGGGTACGAGGCCTATCTGCTGTGGGACACGGCATTAAACGAATGGTGTGTGCTCACGGACCACGGGTCAGAGGTCTTGGACCAGATTCCTTAAAACGCCTTTCTATATAGAGTTTTCCCAGAGAAATAAAAAAATAAAAAAATAAATTGAAAAATGGCGGTACAGGCGGTACGGCGGTACGGTGGCCCTGGAGCCCGCATAAAGGCTCACTTTTGGCTGTACCGGAACCGTACCGTTGTCTACACCACTGTGATTTACGGAGCTTAATCAAGCTATGTCTATAAGGGCTTCTGAGTTTTGAAAAAAATATTTTTGTTTTTCTGTAGAAATACTATATAGATCGGGCTTTTTAAGTTAAGTTATCGCAACTTACTCGGATACGGAGGCCTTGTGGCTAAGAACAGATACGCCAATGTTTTGGACACCAAAGCGGCGGCATTGCCCGAAGCGAAGCGTCAGCAAACGAACCGACCCCCGCTAGCTGAAAAGCGCCTGAATCGTAGGCAGGAACTGTTTGTACGAGAGCTTGTAGCAAAAGACGGGCAGATCACCATGCGAGAGGCGGCGATCAATGCGGGCTATCCCGAGAAGTCTGCCCATGTCCGGGCCTCTGAACTGACTAACCCCCGCATTTCCCCCCATGTGTGTAGGGCCATCCGCGAGTATCGACAGGAGCTTGACCAGAAATACGGCGTGGAATACCAGCGGCACCTCCGTGATCTACAAGTCATTCGGGATGCGGCTTTGGAGAGCGGAGCGTTTAGTGCGGCAGTGCAGGCTGAATACCGCAGGGGTCAGGCGCAGGGTGACATCTACGTCAACAAGACGGAGATTCGGCATGGCACGATTGACCAGATGAGCAAGGAAGAGGTCATGAAAGCTTTGAACGAACTGAAGCAGACCTACGCTCCCTTGACACACGACGTTGGAGCAGAGGAAGCTGGAAACAGGAAGCGGGCGCGTGAACGTCTCGCAGAAGAGGTACAAGATGTTTCTGATTAATTTTCTCGGAAGACTCTGGTTTGGATCAGAAAGGTGGGATCTAGTTAATGAGGACAAGACTCCCGTGATCTACACCAAGCGGGCATACATGACCCCGTTACAGCGTCTGGACTTTGAAGAGTTGACCGGTAATGACCGATATTTTGGAAGTAAAGGCGAAGCCAAAGAAACAACGTGAAGCCAGCTTCTGGCAGGCCCTGAAGAAAGCCATGAGGGACAACTTTCCTGATTGGTCAGCCACACGTTTAGAATCTAGAGCCACGTTGGGTGTGCCGGATGTCTTGATCATGGACAGTCAGGGCGATTGGCACATGGTTGAACTGAAGACCACAGCCAACATGAGCGTAAACATCTCGGCCCATCAAGTCGCCTTTCTGACCAAACACGCAAGGGGCAGTGTTTGGATAGCCGTGAAGCTAACTAGTGACACCGGCCCGGAGGTCTTTCTTTATCGTGGTGAGCGGGCTGTGGACGTAAAGCTGGAAGGCTTGCGAGCCAAGCCAGATAAACACTTCAGCTATCCCGTCTCTTACAGGGAGGTCTTGGCTACTATTGCATCTATGCGCTGACCCGCATATAGTGCCGGTGGGCAATGTTGCCGGACACTGGGAGAAAGAAATGAACGAGGATCTGTGGGAGAAAGTTTTTGAGCAAATAACGGAGGACGTGGAATACGGAGACTTCACCGCGTTATTTGAAATTCTTAATCGGTTACCTGCGAATGTTTTAATTGGTTATTTAGACGAGGATAAGTTATGAGCCTGATCACATTGTGGACCGTGGATGAGTGGATAGCCGAAAATTGTTGTTGTGGAATCAACAACCAAGGTGATTGGGACGAACTATTATTGGAAGAGTTTGGCTGTGATTGCGCCGACCGATATGAAGACGAGGTGAAGTCATGAAAACGGTTCTTTTAACGCAGGAAGAATTAATAGACTCTCTGATGGAATGGACCATAGATACCGGTGTCGAATGGGCGGTTCCAGAGTTCGGCACTGAGCATGAGGAAGTTGATGGCGTGGCGTATATAGACATTACTTTCCCATATAAGCCGAGGGAGGCGTCATGAGTCTGATCACATTGTGGACTGTCGAGTCCGGAGAAAAGTGCCGTTGGTTCGTGGCGGAAGACGAAGCCAGACGGTTTGCCCGTGACACGTGGCTGAAAGAAGATGATGGTGTGCCTTTCGTTAGTCACAAGGTCATCTGGGATTCGGAGGAATTGTGCGAGATCCTGAATCACATTGAAGGGTTCACTGAGGGCCGTGAGCCGCAGGTTGGGGCCTTTCCGTCCATTGATTTCAAGCGGCTGATTTAGGCTCTTCCCTGCTCCAAAACAGACAGCCGCCTAAGGGCGGCTTTTCTTTGTCAAGCTTTTTTTTCGCCGCCCGCAAACCCGCACCATTGCTAGGCCGCTCTCCGGCCAACCCCCCGATTCGGGCCGGAATTGAAATTTTAAAAAATGGCGTATGTTATAATATGCGAATCAAGTCCAAGCGACTTCGATGTTCTTTAACAACGCTGGCCTAGCACCGAGACGCGAGTCCGCTATCGGATGGCAACTTCTCAAAAACTTCATTTTCACTTTGGGAGAAAAGCAATGACTAACATTTATCACTCTAAGCCGTTCTACACCATCAGCCCTAACTATTACCGTGGGGGCAATTATGAAACGGGGGTACGGATCGGTCATAAAGAGCGAAAGGCTTTGTACGCCACGCTTAAAGAACATTTTAAGCAGGGCGGCGACACAAAGTTTAAAACGGAGCAGGAAGGCCTAGACGCCTTAAAAGCCGCTGGTCTATCGCTTGATGACTATTCCGTTTGTGAAACCTGTTCGGTGAGCTTCGGCTGGTAAAAACCAACCCCGCTTCGGCGGGGTTTTTTGTGCCCAAAGAAATTTTAAAAAGAGCGTTGCATCTGCGGGTAACAACCCGTAATATCACAGGTGCGGCAATCCTGCCGCGAGCTTTGGGAGATATACCATGCAACATACGATTGAAAACTCAGACCAGACCCTGACCCGTTTGCTTCAACAGGTACAGGACCAAGCCGCCAGATCGCAGGACTTTCTGGCCCCGACTAATCAGCTTCAACTTATGACCGGTGATGCGGGTGACGGTAGCAAGGTCAGCCAGATCATCATGGAGCAGTCGGGCGGAGCACCCACTCAGATCCTGTCCGCTAATGATGTGGCGTTTGATCAAATCAGCCAGCGGGCCGGTATTGATGTCCGGACTGCCCGCCGCCTTCAACAAGATTACTCCACTGAATTTGATGGACTGATCAATGCCATCTGGCAGAAAGAACCGGCGGTGCGAATGATCCGCTCATTCCAGCACACTGATAACGCGGGCACGGCGCGAGCATTTGTCAGCGACAAATTTAAAACGTTTGATAACGTGCACCTGTTGCAGTCTGCCCTGCCGGAACTGATGGAAAGCGATGCCCAGTGGCAAGTGGTAAATGGGACGGTGACGGACAAGCGCCTGTATCTCCGCCTGAAGTCTGCGGTTATTACTGGCGAGGGCGCGGCGGTGGGCGACATCATGGCGCTTGGCATTGGCATGAGTAACAGCGAAGTCGGTTGCGGTAGCGTTAACGTTTACCAAATGTTCTGGACGCTGGCCTGCCTCAATGGGATGCAAACCGAAAAGCGCACCCGCAAGTCTCACATCACGGGGGCGCGTGGCGATGCTGATACGTGGGGCCTGCTGACTGATGAGGCAAAGGATGCGGATAATCACGCGCTGGCGCTTCAGATGCGGGATGTCACTGCCGCATACGCTAGCCGTGAGTCATTTGACGAAGTGCTGGAAAAGATGAAAACCGCGCATGATGACAAAGTCGAGGGTTCGCCGCAGTCGGCAGTTGAGGCTATGGGCAAAGTGCTGGCGCTGACCAAAAAGGATACCGCCAGCCTGATGGACGGCTTGCTCGCCACTATCGGGCAGGCGGGCTATGCCGGTCAGCCTGTAACCCGTGCCACCATGGTTAACGCGGTGACAGCGGTAGCGCATCAGGCGGACGCGGATAGCGTGGACGATTGGCAGAAGCTGGGCGGGCGCGTGTTGGACCTGCCCCGCTCCGATTGGCAACGCGTGGCGATGGCCGCCTAACTTACACTTCCCAAAGTGTGCCCCGCTCCGGCGGGGCTTTTTTTTGCCTGCGGGATATGCGATAGTCCGACTGCCGCAATGGTGCGGCTAACTTTGGGAGAAAAAAATATGACTGTTGAAATTGATGCGTCCTATGTAAGCGTTAGTGATTCTGGTGATCTGCTGGAAATCATGAGCAATAGCTGTTTGGACTTTTCTGATTTGTTAGATGAGGCCGAGCGGTTCGGGTGGGATATCCCTCAGAAGGATTTAGATCTTGATATTGTTAAAGCTTGGATCGTGGAGGCTGATATTCCCGACTCGGAATTGAAGGATTTAATTTACCGCCTGACGTGTGAATTAGTGGACCGGCTGAATAGCGTCCGCGAGGTTGCGGATAATTTCCTGACAACTACCCGCCAGCAGGCGGATCGCATCCGCGAGCTTGAATGCTA